CCAACTTTTAGAAGAACTGGAATCCGAAATTGCGCCCGCTTGACGATCCCGTCGATGTCCCCCAATTCTCGGAACCGCTCTGCGCCTGGCTGACGCCATAGCTGTTCGACAGCACCGTAGGCCCGCCGATCGAACTCATCATTGATTGGATCGGCCCCCAGGCACTGGAAAATGGCGACATGCCGAGATTGTAAGACGCCGCCGCCGCACCTGGTAGCGCCCCGCCCGCATTGATCCGGTTCGAATCGGCCTGCGCCGCCGCCCCCGCGCCGATCTCGTATTGCTTGCCATAGAGATCCGTCGCCGCCGTGCCGATCGCCCGCGCCGCGTCACCCGCCGCCACCCCCTTGGCCAGCGCCGCCCGCGATCCGCCGACCGCGCCGACCTGGCCCGCGCTCGACTGGATCCCCGGCAGGATCGAGCGGCGGAACTGGTCGCCAATATCCGCCGTCATCGCCGCCAGTTGGGTTTTCGCGAGATCATTGTTGGGACTGGCATAGGCGCTCGAGGCGCCGCCGGTTCCCGCCATGTCGCGCAACGCGCCGACGCCCGCCTGGCTGTCGCCATAGCCCTGCGCGCCATACCTGTTCGCCGCCGCCTCGACCTGCGGCTGCTGCCTGGCCGCGAGATTCGACGCCGACTGATAGCCCTGTTTCAGATACGGCGCCTGGTCGCCCCAGACATTGCTGGAACTCTGATTGAGCGATTGCGCCAGGTTTTCCGAATAGCCGTAGCTGTTCGAACTGGAATTCTGATTAGTTGAGCCGCTTGAAAATCCCATGTCTCAAAGTCTCCTGGTCTTCTGACACAAAGCCTTCCGGATCGATCCGCAGGCCCAAACGAAACGCCAGCGCTTGCCAGCCACTACGCCCCCCCAGGAACACCCGGCCAAAGCCGCCAAAATGCTGTTCCTGCTTGTAGTGTTGCAGGAACATGAACAGGTAAAACACCAGTTCGCGAATCAGCCGCCGCGTCAGCCGCCCGGTGTAAAACATCGGATTGATGTACGGCCCGTGTTTGTCGCGCATCAGCTCGATCCCCAATGCGCTCTTGTAATCTTCCTCGACAATCAGCACGCAGACGATATGCCCCGATCGCACTTGCGCCGAGAATTCCCACCAGTTGCGATAGAAGCCATCCGCCGCCAGTTCATAGGCGTCGTAAAAGCCCTGCATCTGCAACACGTCGAGATCCCGCCCCAATGTGCGGAATTCCGGTCTAGAGTTTTCGCCATGTGCCAGCGCCAACGTCATATTCGTACGCCCCCTCGATCGAGCCCGGCGCCACCACGTCAGCCAGGAAGAAATTGATGTCGCCGCGCATCGGCTTTTCCGGCAATTGCGCCAGGATATCCCACCTGGCGCCCCGCGATCGGCCCTCGCCGGTTGCCACCGAGATCCGATCGAACTCGCGCACGCACCAGGCGCGCAGCTCCTCGACGCCGCCCGTTTGTGGCGGCGGACCGGGATAGTAGTTGGCGCCGCGTCCCCTGGTTTTCGTTACCATCGGCCCGACTGCCTTCCGACCGGCTGCAAGCCGGTCTGCGCCCATTGGGCGCCACCGATCGAAAATTGACTGAGATAGATCAGCTTGCCGTCGATGAAGAAATCCAGCTTCTCGTCGGTGCCAATGGTGAATTCCTGCACCGGCAACATGTTGAGCGGCGCGTTGTCGTGGTCTTGGCAGCCGACCTGGTAGGTCAGCACCGTGCCCGGATTGCCCTCGATACGCGGATACAGCGCCGAGATCGTCGCCCGCCCGGCATAGGCCGTGAAATCGATCCCCTGCCGCGTCACGAATGAGCGGATGTCGGCCCACACATGATTGACGATGTGCTGCGGCCCGCTGCCCTGGGAGAGCATGCCGTGTTCGCCGCAGCCAAACAAAAGATTCGGTGGCTGATAGCCCGACGCGCCTTGATCCCACGATGTCGTGTCACTGTCCCAGGAGTCGTGATCGCTGTCCCAGGATGTGCCGAGCACACCGATATTGCCGATCGACACAATGCGCACATCCGGCAGATCGCGAAAGCCGCAATCAAGCGATGTCACCTCGATCGACAGCCCCTCATCGCACCATTGATTGACGCCCGTCGGGTAACACAGCACCACCTGGCTCGCCGCCTGGTCGTGATAGCAGAACACCGATTCCGGATGCTGATAATTGATCGCGTCGCGCAGATAGGCGGCATTGACGCCATCGACCAAATCTTGCTGGCTTGTGCCATCGGTGCGAATGAATTTGCCCTCGCCGGTCAGCATATAGACCATGTTGCCGTCCTCGACCCAGGCGCCGGTGGCAAATAATCCCGTCGTCGGGAATACGTCGCGCACCTGGAACACGAATTGCCCGCCGATATACTGCATCACCCCGCAAAAATTGCGCTTGGCGACAAAGAACTGATCGCGGATCGACAGGCCATCGAGCAATGGCCCCGGTGATTGCGCAAACGTCGCGTCGCCCGCGTCATTCTCTGGCGTCGGGATCCACTCGACTGGGATCGATCCGGCCTCGGCACTGTTCGACCACGACACCTGGCTTTCGAGCTGGCCGACGTCGGTTTGCACGTTGATCGCCATCAGGAAGTCTTTGTGGCTGCGCATGACGCGCGCCGTCCAGTTGTCCGGCCAACCGATCAGCTCTTCGACCGGCGCCGCCGTGTCATAGGCCCAGTAGAACGGCCCGACCTCCGGATGATTGATGAACGGGATATTGTTGATGGTGCCGCCAGTCAGCACAAAGCCATCGGCAATGATCGGCGCCCATCCCGCAGGCGTCAGGTTAAAGTGAAACTCGCCATCGGTCACCGCAACGCCGATATCGCCCGCCCCGGCGCTGGCATAGAGCCAATAGCGCAATGGCCCGATCTCGACATATTGCAGCCAATCGACATCGCAGATCCGCCCTGTATCGGCATAGATGTCATAGCCTGGCGATCGCACCGACTTGCCCGCCTTGAAATAGATGTTGCGGCCATCGGTGTACTTGTCCTGCGGCGCCAGGCCGGGCAATGCGTCTTTGTTGATGCCGTGCAAAGCCAGCATGGACATTTTCGGGCCTGGCATGCGATCCCCCTATTTCGGGTTATAGAGCGGCGTCGGTTCAAAAGTTGGCCGCGGCCAACTTTCCGGATATTCGATCGTCTGACACATCAGCAAACAGTCGTGGCCGCGTGTCTGACAGCCGGTATTGATCAAGGCCGTTGCGGCAGAAAGCCAAATTGCGACGGATCGCCAGGCCGCGCGATAACCACCCATTCGCCGCGATGCGTCCACCATGTCTCTCCCCTGTGATCATCGAGCAAGTGCCAGCGGAAGCGGTCCTGATCGAACACGGCAATCTTGCCGTCGTCTTCCGGCGGTTCCAGAATGGTGGCGTTCAGCGGCAGCAAATAGGTACGCTGCGACGCCGCCGTGATTTCCGGCTCGATCTCGCTGACATGCGTGAAGCAATACCAGCGATCGTAATGGTAGATCGTCAGCCGCTCGCTCATCAGCCGCGTATCCCCTCTAGCAACATATTGACAGTCATCGCCGTGTTGCTCGAATTCAGGAATCGAATGGCGTTCAGTGCCAACGCCTTGGTAAAGGCAGCCCCCGACACGCGCAGGTTATTGCTGTTCGTCGTGCTATTGTTGGCAGATGTGCCACGGCCCATCTTGAATTCCGGCTTGTTGAACTGCGGAATAACCATCTCAAAATTAGAGCCGTAGGCCGGCGAACTGGTACCCGTCATACCGGCAAAAATGCTGACACCCGACGAGCCGTCAGTGATACCGGATGGCGCTTGCAGATACCGCAGTGCCGAGTTTACGTAATCGCCGCTCGTCGTGTACCAGGTCGTGCCGCCATCGCTGGAATACTGACAGCCGAAACTGTCATCGTTTACGCCGGGTTTCAGGTCCGCAGTAATTCTCAGCCTCTGAAATGCCCCCAATGCCCGCAGCACCGCGTTGGTAAACGGCGCATTTGCAGCGCAGGTGAACGTGCCGCAATAGATCGGCTCCCATATCCCCATAACCGTGTCGATCGGCGCCGCAGGCACATAGAGCTTGCGCGTTGTCGCCGTCTCCTGGCGCGACTGATCGACCTGCAAAATCTTGGTGGAATCATCGCCGGAATATTGCAGGTAGGCAGGCCCGATAATCAGCTTTGATTCCTCGTCGCTGGCCTCATCCTTGGCCGTGATCGTCACCCCGCCGGTTCCCGCCGTCTCGGTCGCGGCGATCCTGGCGCGCTCGATCGCCGCGCCATCTTTCAGCACCAGCGGATTGCGCACGCCCGCAATCGTCACATTGCCCAGGACGGCGCCATCCGGACTCTCGATCGGCAATGTGGTTTTGAGCGTATCGCCTGAATCATCGAACACGTCTTGCAGCACGCCCTTCAGCAGGCGGATATGATTATCGCCCTCGCTCTTCGGATCGGATCCCGGCGGCGCCGTGGCCACCAGTTCGGAAATCTTGGTTGCGACCTCGACACCAGCCATTATGCAGACCCTCCAACGATCGTCGGCGCAAAGCCCGCCGAATAGCGCATTTCATCGCTGGCGGCGTTCGCCCGCTCAAGCCAGTTTTCGTAAGTCTGCTCGTGCACGCCGATCAGCTCAAAATCGCCCATCAGCTTCGCCGCATGTGTCAGCAGCCCGTACAAATAAACGTTCGGATAATAGGTGGCCTCGACGTTCTCGTCGGTGTCCGACGCCATCAGTTGCACCCGCTTGGCGTAAAGCAGGATGCAAGGCGCCGACTGCGCGAAGTAGAGCTCTAGCCCGACCTGCGTGAAGAACCATTCCCGGTCTGGCCGCGTAAAGAACGCACTTTCGCTCGACGCCTTAACCTCACGCGTATTGCGTAATATGGTCTTGACCCGCGCATAATTCGACGGAACCACCACGCTATAGACGCCAAGAATGCCCGCAGATGTGGATAGGGTAAGCGCGGCGACGCCCTCATTGACAACGGTGTTAAGCCGAGCGTCCAGGTCAGATGCCAGCAATACTTGCGCGGCGTCCCAATCGATATCCTTGCGATGAACATAGGTTGCCGCCTGGCTCTTGAGTTGACCCCACTTCATTCGACTGGCTCCGGTTGCGGCTCTCGACGCGACGGAACGTCGTCGTCTGGCTGTTCCTCGTCTTCATCATCGGCAGGTGGCGTTCGTGGTGGAACGTGACTGGCATGCGGCCAAATGATATCGCCACGCCTTACGAGACGGCGGAACGTGTCACCCAAAATCACTCTAACCATTGTCGCCACCTGCGATGAACTCAGGGCTGTTTGCTTCGCTCGATTCCATCCCCCCTTTCCGCTTTTTCCTCGATCGAGATTCCGGCTCCGGAATCACCGGCGGCGGCGCGACCTCGTTGATGAACGGCACGGCAATGCCCGCCGTCGCATCCGCAACGCCCTGGGCATAGGCGTAAGCCTCGCTGTTCTTGTCGCTCACCAGGCCCGGCACCTTGGCCGGATTGTCGCCACCGGCGATGAAATCGAGATAGCCCATCACATAGGCCCGCCACAGCCGCGACTGCGGCGCCCACGGAAACAGCGCGGCGGGATCCGCTTCAAACACCCCGACAGGATAGTATCGACGCCCGGCCATTAGTGATCCTCCACGGAGAGATAACGGAATTCCGAATCATTCATGATTTTCAGCCAGGCTTTGGTGCGCTCCTGATTGTCGCGCGACTTCAAAGCCGGAAAGCGCTTTTGCAGCGAATGGTATTGCGCCAGAGACATACGCAGCACGGGCTTGGCCCACTCAAGCGATCGAGCCCCGCCCGCACTGCGAATTGCCTGATTCTCAGCCATGATTGCATCTTCGTTCACGGAGAGGTGGGAACGATGCATGATGCCGTCAGCGTCGAAATAGAAGCGCTCTATCTCTTCCCCGTCACTGAGAATCAGGCCCGGCTTAGGCATAGGTCACCTCAGCCGTTTCATCGATCGCATGGATTGCCCCCTGCGACAGCTCGTTGCGCACCCGGTTCGACCAATCGACAATCATTTGCCGCTTGTCGGCAAGCCCGGTCTTGGCCAGCGGCTCGACCCGGTAGCCGGTCAGGAACACGACATCGAGGTATTCGAAATCGAAGATCCCGACAGACGACACGCCCGCACTGGATGCTGGTTGCAGCCGGTTCGGGATCAGGTCGAGCGTCACCCCGAAATCCGTGACGAACACATTGATCGAGCCCTTGGCCGTCGCAGGCTTTTTGTCCTGGCCGACATCCGCCGTCACCGTCGCCACTCTGGCCGACGCGGTGAACAGGTATTCCGAGAGTTTGCGGATAACCGGCGTGCGGGCCATGAACACGGATGGATCGCCGCCCGCGTCATAGACCTTCTGGCACACGTCGCGCACCAGCGTTTCCGTCAATGGCCGAGCCGTGCCGGGCACCACATCACCCGTCAACTTTGTGGATGAACTCCAGCCCGGCACGCTCCCCGTCGCCCCGACATAACTGTTCGTCTTGATGAACGAAAAGATCGATCCGGCATTGCCCGGCACCGTGTCGCCGTCATCCTCGACGGATCCCTGAAGCGACAGATTGATCGCCTCGACGTCGCGCCGCAGCTCGCGTTGACGCATCATCACTTGATAGGCCAGGCCGCCGGTATTGCCAAACGTGTCCGAATCTTGCGCCCTGGTCGACACCTGGACGGTCTTGGTCGAGATCTGGCAATGATTGCCCAGGCGAATGCCGGTGTTGGTGTCATTGGCCCCGATCGTATCGGCGCCATCGACCTTGGCGTTGTTGATGTCGGGATCCCGCAGCTTATCGTTATTCCATTCGTGGTACTGATTGTCGGCGGATCCACCACCGGCCCGATCGGTGAACGGAAGCGGGATATTGGAGATATCCCAGATCTCGTTCATTACATCTTCAGCCACCCAGCCGCCCGCCTGCACCTTGCGCAGATCGGCAGCATCCAGATTGTTTGTTGTCATGTCGCACCTATCCTAAGAGTTTTGCGACGGCTCCGAGTTTATCCCCGCCGTCCGCGATTTGCTTTGCCTGCTGCGCACGATTCGGAGTGGGCTGCTTTTGGCGGGACGGTCCAGCGGTTGAGGGGTTGCGCTCGCGCATACCTTCCTTGGCCCTCTGGTAGCGATCCATCAGCCGTATGGCATGCATCGCAAACCGGATAAGCCTGGCGTCCACGACGTTATCGACCTCGGCCTCGGAAAACCCGTAAGACTTCAAAGCGCCTTTGAGTTTCTTCCGATCGGCTTGCTTGGTCGATGCATCGTCCCATTCCGGAAAATATTCGCGGATTTGTTCTTTCGCTCTCGCGACTTGGCCGTTGTAGCGCTCGATCTGATCGGCAAAGACTCTCGCCAGTTGTTCAGGCGGCACAACTTGCTTCAGCGCCTGAATAACCCCGTCGATCTGCGTTCGGCTCTCCACGATTTCGTTAAGGCTCTGTTCGCGATAGTCCGCGAAGTTATCCTTATCGAATTCGAAATTCCGCACCTGTCCGATGCGGTCTTTCATTTCGCCAATGGTCATTGGACTCTCGCCCTCGCCCATTGGCACCGCCAGGTCATACATCGCCTTATGCGGTATGGCCTGCTCATCGGCCAGATCTAGGATCGATTTGGCCTTTGGTGTACGTTTCAGCGGTTTCCCGTTCTCATCTTCGTCGAGATCGAGGAACGGCCGCTCGTCATCTTCCCATACGGAACCCTCGGGCTCTCGCCGCGTTGCTTCCGGCTGGTCGTTTGGCGAACGGCCATCATCGGCGCCACGCTCGCGACCTGGGGGGACGTCTTGCGTGGCGCCTTTTGAACGCCCGGATTGCGGTCGAGCGTTTTCGTCTGGCCGATCGCCTTGCAGCAGACCGGCAACCTTATCGACATCCTCGCGCGTCGGCTTGCGCGCCCGTTCGGGCTGCGGCGGCACAAAGTCGCGGATCTGCTTATTGCTGCTCTCGGAGTTGCTGCGTTGCGCGCCGTTTGCGCTCTTGTTGTTCGTCGGCGATGGCGATGAATTCTCCGATGGCATGTGAGATTCCCCTCAGTTGAACAATGACACCCGTTATTTCAGCGTTAAATTCCGCCTCACTTGGCGGCGGCACCTGGCTTTTTGCCCTTGCCACCTGGAGCACCAGGTTTGCTTGTAGCGCCCCCTCCAGCTCCATCCATTCCTCTGGCGTCAGCACTGAGAGCTTTTGCTTGATCTCTTGCCGTAGCGAAATCGATAACACTTTGACGTTCCCCCTCCGCCGTGCTGGCGATCGCCGTTAACACGGCGTCGAAATACTTGAACTGCGTCTCCGCGTCCGTCTTTTGCTGGCTTGAAATCGCCTTGATCTGTTCGGGAATCATGACCAGATGCTGCGCGGCCTCGTTGGCCATCGCCGCTTGCTGTGCCGCCTGGGCTTGCTTGTCCTGGCCCGCTTTCTTGGCCTGTTCGGAATTCGGATCGATGAAATAACTTTCCGGATTGTCGATCAATGCGAGACGCATGTAATCGTTAACAAGCTTGTAAAGCCCGGCCAGCGTGAACATCTCGCCGCCCGCCATCTGCAATCCGGCCACGTATTTGTCGATCATGCCGCCGAGCACGCCGAGCTTTTGCATCCGCTCGCCAATCGAGTATCCGGATTCGACATTGCAGTGATTGCGGGCTGGCCATTGCGTCGGATCGACCGGCATATACTGTTCGGCAATCTTGATGGTGATCGGCCCGCCGTCGCCGTCGCGCAGCTCTGCATGCGCCTTCAGGAACAGGCCGCGCACCAGGCTTTCAGCCAGATTCCGCGTCATGTAACTCGTTTGCAGCTCGCGCGATGCCATAAGCCGCTCGGTGCCATGCGCCGAGTCGCCGGCGATCTGCATTTCGGCGCCAGCCATGTCCAGCGCCGAGCCGCCGCGCTCGGTGCGCATCTGGTCGAGCCGATCCATGCCTGCGGCGATTGACGGCCCGACATCGAGCACCGGTATCGGCTGCACTGCGCCCTGGCTGCGGACTCTGATCGGTCCGCCTGCCTTGGGCGTCAGGACGTCTTCCATGTTGACTTGCCCCGACAGTGCCGTATAGCGGCCATAAGAGCAGTTACGGATATTGTCGGCCCATTGCCGCAGGAACTCAGTCTTTCCGCTTTGGATTTCGGCCATTTTGTCAGCAAGGCTCTCACCCTCATGGCGATTCGCAATTGGGAAGGCAGATCCGCTGGAATAGGGGATTCGAGACACCGGGAGCGGATCCAATAACCACTCGTCGCAGTTCGGGTGCACCCAACATTTGTAGAGGTACGCCCGCCCCTCATTCTCTTCAAAGCTGAGCCACGCGTAAGCTTCGAAGACACGAACAATGTCCATTTGCGAGACGATCGGCACGGCTTGCGCCGCCGAAACGCGTCGAGTGTTTGAGGATTCAACCCCCGAATTGCGGGTGACAGCAGGCAGATCTTTGACGATCTCCCATTCAACACCCATCCGTACCAGGTCATTGCGCGTCTTGTAGTGCACCTCGCCGCAGAGCGGCACGCCCTCGAGGCTTTCGCGGTCCCACCCTGGCGTATGGAAGAACAGGTCATTGGCGATCGGCGCACACTTGAGCCGGTTGCGCTTTTCGGTGATCTCGACGCGCGCTGTTTTCTTGTCCTCGTCATAGCTGACGAGCCTCCGCTCGACAGCTACCCCATCCGCGATCGGCTGTTGCTCGACCAGGATTGGCAGGTCCACACGCTCGATATTCTTGTGGCTCACCATGTAGCGGTTGATGTCCTCATCCCACCACGTCTTGAGATAGCCGACGCGATAGAGCAGGGCGTTCTGAATGCCGCCGAGTATCACCCGATAGCCGCCATTGTCCTCGATCGCCGCCTTATTGACGGCCCGAGATTCGGCTGCGGCTTGCGCCTCATCCTCGGCACTGTTCGCCTCGAATGTCACGACGCTATCCTGGCCGAAGCTGATCACCATCTGCGCGGTGACGGCAGTAATGGCGCTGTTCACATCGCTCGATTGCAGTTTGGAATTTGTATCATCAAGCTCCGCGTCGTTTGGACGCGGTGCGTTTATGAAATCGCGCCAGGCGCGCTCTCTTTGACCATCGTCCTCGCCCGCTCTTGCGGAAATAGCTTGATCACAAGCCTGCCGCAAATCCGTGACAACCGCACCATACCCCCCCAGGCTGGCACTTACAGAAGCCATTTTTGCTCATCCGCTAAAGCGCGCGAGAGCGATCGTCCCATTCCCCCAGCATGGCCAACCGCAAACATGCGAAGTGCATCTACTGCGTGTGAAACCCATGTATGCTTTGGCCTAGTCTTAAACGTTCTGGCCCGTTCGTCAAACTCATATTCGTAATTTACGAGACACTCAAGCAAGCGTTCGCATTTTGACGAATTGATCCAGACTCTTGGCAGAATCGCGCGGGTGGCCTCGATACCGTCTTCTAGAGCCCAATTAGGAACCTGCACAAAGTCCACGCCTAGCTCTTGCGCAATCTGGGCGCGAGACTTGCCAGAGCCCAGTTCATGAACGGCGATGTCATGCGGCCCGTAATGACTCGATTGCAGGTACTGATAGGGCTTGGCCCGCACCGCCGCAATCACCTGCGGCAGGCTGGTCAACGTGAACTCGTCATAGTCGATCACGCGCAGCTCATTGCCGGCGATCTGCCAATAGACCACAGCCGTCGCGTCAGCCCATCCGAGATCCCACGAGGTATAGACCGGCAACAGCGGATCATGCATGAACGGCAGGTAGCGGCTCAACTGCAAGGCATTCATTTCCTTGCCATAAACAGCGCCTAGCAGTGCCGCGTTAAACGAACACATGAACTCTTGTTCGTAGAGCGGCGCCGACATTTCCCGCTGCAATGCCTGCAATTCGCTGTTCGCTATCATGCCGGTCTGATCGGCCCGCGCCAGGTGGAAACTCCACTCAGCGTCATCCGGTTTCACCTTCGATAGCTCATAGAGCATGTTGGCTCGACCCTTGGGCGTCCCCATCAATAGCGCCCTGCCCTGCCGATCGGCCAGCGCCGGGCGCAGCACCGTCGGCCACAATCTAGGATCCATGTCGGCCAGCTCATCGGCGCAGATCCGATCGAAGTACATGCCGCGTATCGCGTCGATGTTGTCGGCGCCGAGCAGCATGAATTTGCCGTTCGTCGGCTCGAACGTGATGGTCAAATCCGATTGATGAATCGTGAAATATTGCTTGGCATTGCCACGGCTCACCGTGTTGCAAAGATAGTCCCAGGCCAGGCGCTTCGCCTGCTTTTGATAGGGCGCGATATATGCAACGCGCGGTTCCATTAAGTTGCATCCTAACAACCCGTCGAGCAGGTCAAAGATGGCCATAACCGTCTTGCCTGCGCGTCGATGGAACACAACGCCGCGATGTCGATGGCGATCGAGCAGCACGCGGCGTTGATGGGGTTTGGGCTGAAACCCGATACGGGCTTTAATGATGTCCGGCAAAGGCGTGAACGTCGATCGTGATGCTAATGCGCTTCACGCCGCCTGGCTCTTCGTGCTCATCCATCGCGATGTGCCAGACGTTCTTCTGATCGTTGATGGCCAGGAAGTGCAGCCGTAGCAGCTCATAGATCGATCGGCCTTCTGCCGTGGTCAAATCGTTCTGTCCGTCGATCATTTCAACGCCTTCTTCAGGCGCTTTCTCAGGCGCTTGTTTTCCACCTTCAGCTCTGCGATCTCCTCCCGCAGCGCCCGAATCTCACCGCGTGCCTGTTCGGCAAATCTAAGATCTATTTCGATGCTATCGACCAGCTCGACATGCTCCCGCTTAAGCCGCTCGATCTCCTCTTGCCCAATTCGCGCAACGTTCATCGCGCCCTCCATTGCAATATTCACTATTTCCGCCGTCGTCATTTGTTCGCCGCCTTGTGCTTTGCCTGCTCGACGTTCTTCGCCTGCGCTTCCGTCGCCTTGTCGATCGCATCGGCATGACTGTCCAGCGCCTTGGCCAGCTTGCGGCAGGCACCGGCAACGCGGCCCTCGTATTCGGCATGCGGCGGATGGATCCCCGACGCGATCGACGCCGCCACCAGAAACCACGCGTCGGCGGCTTCCTGGTAGGCGATGTCAGCCGCCAGTTGGCCGAGCGTCACCGCTGCGTCATTGGCGTTGTCAGGCGCAAAGTTCTGGAAATGCGTCAGATTACGTAACCGGATCTGACTGCGTGGGCTGCCCTTCATTCTCATTCTCTCCCAGGTTGGACCACCCGAAATCAAGCTGGAAAGACAGCTCTTCGTTGGTCTTTTTCTTCGGCTTTTTCAGCACCTCATTGCCGTAAAGACGGTCATGCAGTGCCAGAGCAGTGCGAACGGCTTCCCCAGGTTGAAGCCGCATCTTCGAATGCACATTCTCTGTCAGGCGCAAGATATCCGCGACGAAGACGATCGGCTCCTTGCCGAGCGTCGCCACCACGCAAGCGTGCAACATGCCCTCATCCAGGCGATCATCCACGCCTTCCGAGTTGGCCAGCAAATCCTCGATTCGCTTCGATAATGCCTTGCCTGCTTCTCGCGCCATGCGAGTCACCTTTTTTGTTGAGCTATATCAAGTGCTTAATCACTTGGTAGACAATACCAACTGCTGCGCCAATCAGTAGAAATCTCGGCACTTCGGTGTAAACCCACGGCTTGAACATACGTGGCGGCTGTTTCTGGCTCATGGTTCGATCCCCCATTTCTCGCGCGCTTGGCGCTTCCGTTCGGCCTCATCGGCCAGCATTGCATCCACTAGCGCCGCGCACTGTTTTTCGCGCACCGCCAGCCCTTCCTGAAGCAAGGCAATCTCTACCTTGCGCTGCGCAATTTCGGCCTTCAACGCATAAAATTGGGACTCTAAATCTTTCATCCGAATAAAACACTCTTCAATTTGCCCATCACCAGCGTCCGCAGCGGATTGATGCCCGCCATATAGTCGCTGATAAAGGCGTCCCCAGTCATATTGTCAGCGGTAAATCGCGGTCCTGCCGCCCCAGGCGATGAAGGAAAATGACTTGTCATGTCACCGTGTTCGGACGGCAACATGCTTTGTGCATCAACACCCCCTAAAGGCAGACCACCTGCCCCGGCACTGCTAGCCGCAGCGTCATTCCGAGCGACAGGACCCCCACCAGACGCTCGCGCGCCCGCCGGTTCGATATGCCAATTCTCATTGCCAAGCGGAAACGTCAGCCCATATTGGCTGGCATTGTCATGCGCCCATTTCAGCGCATCGCCACCGGCAAATCTGAGATCCGCCGCCTGTCCGCGTCCGTGATAGGAATGGCCAGGTGGCGCCACCCATTTGCGAGCAATGTCAGGAGAGCCGTATTTGTCGAGCGCGGCGTCCCAAAGCTTTGCCTGTTTTTGCGGCGATCGATAGGCCGAATAGATCGAAACGCCCGGCGACGCCTTGATGAAATCACCCAATTGCCGCGCAAATGTCGGATCCAGGCCCGACACGTCAGCATTTCCGACCGCATATTCATCAATGCCTGGCATAGCTTCGCCTCCTGCGGCTGCAACTTGTGCGGAGTCTAGACGATTTTGTTATCGTCTGGCAAGATTCGGATCGTCACACATTCGCATTTTCAGCTTTGTCAATGCAAAATCCTCAAACACCGGCTCTATAATCGCCTCACCGACAAGGCATTTCACCACGTTTTGCAGGACTGCATAGAAAGAATAAACACCAGTCTTAATGGCCGGCCTATTTGACAGCCAGTAATGAAACGACTTCGCCTTGCGTCGGCACAACTCCTTGAAATCGCAGTATTCCACCGGACGAATGACGCGCACCCGCAGACACTCACGCGTTCCCGCAGCCGTCCGGAACCGCTTGCGCTCGCTCTCGACCAGTAATTTTGTGCTGCGAATTTCGGCCAGATGCTCTTTCAGCGTCGATTCGCCAATGTTGCAATATTTGGCCAGCGCCGCGTTGCTCATCCGCACGAAGCCGCGCTCGTCTTCCAACATGTCGATCTTGATCAATGTCGCATAGGCTTGCGGTGACAATGCACGCGCAGCGAGCTTCAGTTGCTTGGCGCTCAAACGCTTTTCGCGGAATCTTTTGCTTTTCATTTTTCACCCTCTTGATTCGAGAGGGCAAAACCACGATAAACAGAACTGTTAAAACGTGTCTGGTTGGACGTGGTAATTTGCCCAGGCATTAGCGGGTGATTTGTTGACGCAAATCACCCGCATCGTTTTTGTCCCATATATCTTAAAGCATCGTCAATCCCCCCAGGGACCACCGGTCATTTACGCGCCCGGTCTTGCTCCTTTTTCAGTCCCATAAATTGTTTACAACACCGCCGACACCGGCCAGGCCGATACCGGCAACTGCGCCCTGCCTGGCAATCTTGCCGATATCCTTGGCCAGCCGCACGCCCGTCGCAGGCGTCCGCCCCAGTGCCGTCTGTTCGTGCGCCGCCGCTTGCGCGACATCCCACAGCGCCCGCGCCGCGCTGTCAGTCGGCGGACCCTTGGCGCCAAAGCCGCCGTTGATCGGCTGTTTTGTCATCTGATTGAGGATCGATCGGGCGTTAATCGTCCCATCCGCGCCCCAGGATCCACGCGCCGAGCCCATCAGCACCATGCGGTATTCGTCGCGCAACTGTTTCCAGCCCTTGCCGACAATGGTCGAATCACGGCCATGCGCGCCATATTTCGAGGGCGTTTGCGATGTCGTGGTTTCCGCCACCTTGTAATAGAGATTGACCGCCTGATTGAGCAGCCCGGCGGACTCCTGGTCGCCTTCCTTGGCGGCGCGCAGCGCATGCGCCTGGATCATTCTGAGATCGCGGATAAAGCCGCCCGGCTCCTGGCCCGCATTGCCATCCGACGCCATCACCTTTTGCGACAGCTTGTGTTTCAGCTCGCGCAGCACTTCCTCGCCCTTGGTGCCTGCCACCAGCCCCTCGCGATCGGGGATCTTGGCCAGCTCTTTCTGAATGCTCTTATAGGGGATCTTCGGCATTTCCTTTTCGACCTCTTCGAATCCCGTCGCCAGATGTTCGTGCATCCTGGCGAAATCGCTGAGATCGATCTGATTGAAATTGGCGTCGTTGAGATCCGTGGTCATGCCCGCCGCCTTGGCGAACGATCGATTCAGCAATTGCGCATTGCCGATTCGCCGCGCCTCTTCGGCGCTCGAGGCCATCGGGTTGAACTCCTCGAGCGCGGCGTTGACCATTGCCTTTGACCCACGCGGCGCCCCCTGAAACCCTGGCGCCTGGTAGCCGTGCTCGCCAGCATTGCCATAGATCCGGCCCGCCTTGTTGTCGCCGACGCCGCGATCGCCATAGCCCATCGACTGCTCGATGATGTCGCCTTCAACGCCCATCTGCCGCGTTTCGGCGTTCATCACCTGTTGCGCGCCCGCCGTCGAGCCGCCCGGCATGGCCGCATCATCGACAACGCCACCAGGCTGGCCAGGGACGCGCATCTCTGGCGTCGTGGCCCCTTCTATCATCTCACGCATTCCCGCGCGTTGTACCCCCGTATCCACGGCCCTGGCGGTTGTTTCAGCGCCGCGATCAATAATCCCCTTGCCGAGCTTGAGAGCCAGGCCGACGCCCTTGACCGCAGCCATTGACAGACCCTCGCCGCCCAAGCCCGCAATCCCCCCCCATAGCGCCGCATTAAGACGCTCTTCGACAGACCCAGGCCGAATTGCAGCCGTGCCAGCACCCGACAATGTTGCAGCCGCCAGCGTCGCCGCCAGTCCAGTTCCGCCCGTAAGCGCGCCGCCGACGACACCCGCAAGAGCGTCGGGCGCCGAGCCGCCAAACATTTCCGCGATCGGTGCTCCCGCCGCCGCCGCCGCCCCTTGCGCCTTGCTGGCCTCGACCGCGCCAGGCGTGTCAATGCCCGCCAGCTGCTCGACGCCGAGCCCGATATCGCGGAAACTCCGCCCCGCCGCGCGTCCCAGGTTGCCAACGGTTGAGCCCTCATAGGCTTGCGGATCGACCGGCACCCAATCGCCAGCCGAATCATCCCATCCCCAATAGCCGCCGGATCCGTCCGGCGTGACATGCGAAACGTCGCCCATCGATCAACCCCCATACCGGCCCGCGCGGCCCCCTGTTTTCGGATCATATTGGCGACCGCCTGGCGATTCGAGCAGGCCGGGCGGCTGAATTGCCGCAGGCTTTGGCCTGGAGTCGCGGCTGGCCGGCGCCCGCTGCGGCGATGGCGGAATCAGTGCCGGCCCCGATGGCATTGGCTTGGTTGGCGATCCTGGCGCCTTCACCGCGTTTGCCCGGTTCGGCACCTGGTCAACCGGAATCAGATAGCGATCGCCCACTTGCGCCAGCTTCGCCTTGTAGCGTTCCGTCACCACCCGCAGCTTTTCGCGCATTGCCCCGGTGCCTGCCGCCTGCGGATTGAGCGACCAGGCGTCATTATAGCCCGGCACCATCTGGTCGATGAATTTGGTCGTGCCCTCATCCAGCGCACCCAGGCTTTCGAGCTTCTTGACTTCCGTCGTCAACATCGCCTTTTCGGCGTCCCAGGCCGACTTGTTGCCCGTCGAGTTTTTCAGCATGTCATCGAGATTCGACAGGCCGGAAATCACGTTCTGGCCGCTCTGCACCGTGCCGACCATTTCGCGGAATCCCTCCGTGCCGACGCCTGGCCGATAATTCATGATGCCATTCGGACCTGGCACCACGTCATTGGTGCCGCGCTGATTCGGGAAGGCAATGTCAAAGGCACTGTTGCGCTTCGCCTGGGTGATCAGCCCCGGCTCGCCGGTCTCACTCGGCGCAAAGATCCCCTCAAAGGCTTTTCGCTTCCCCTCGGCGTCGCGATCGCGCTTGGTCTGATCGACCATCAACTCGGATTCCGCCGACAGATTCAGGTTCTTTTTCCAGATCTCCTCATCGAACACCGATTTCTCGCGGCCATAAATCGCCTTCATCGAATTGTCGAGCAACTGATTGCCCATGTTCACGTCGCCGCCGCGATTGCTATAGAACGGCGCCCAGATGCCCCTGAATTGCGCGTCGCGGTCATAGGGATTGTTGATCGCGTTCTTATAGCCCTCCGACGCCAGCAGCCCGGTAGAGAATTTCTCGCGCTCGCCGCGCTTGAACTCATCCATTTGCGCCTGGTCGCGCTGGCCGAAATAATTGGCGGCATAGCCGCGCCCGCCGAGAATCATGCCGAGAATGTTAAAGCCCGGCATGCCGGAATTGGGATCGTCTGAAAGAATGCCTGGCATTGCTCACACCCTTGTTTTTGAAAAGTTGGCCGCGCGGCCAACTTTTAGAAGAACTGGAATCCGAAATTGCGCCCGCTTGACGATCCCGTCGATGTCCCCCAATTCTCGGAACCGCTCTGCGCCTGGCTGACGCCATAGCTGTTCGACAGCACCGTAGGCCCGCC